TTACTGCCGATACAGCTATGATGCGCCATTGTTCCCAGTTGAATATTTTGTCCATTATATATCTCTCCTATACAAAATCGTACCAATAAACGGTATCGGCATCGCATTTCAGGTTCAACGAGTGGCGGTAGCGGTCGCGGCGGTATCGCCACAGCCAAAGGCGGGGAATGATGCACCCCGTTCCGCCGTGCCGGTTCTGCTCACCCAGGCGTATCTTGCAATGCGGGTTGTGGGTCGTGTTCCACGACCGTTTTTCGCTCACATAGAGGCAGTGCGGGTGTTTCCTGTCGATGAACATGGCTTTGAGCCGGTCGAGGTCGTCGGCCGACACACAGCGTCCGCCCATGACGTTTTCGAGGATTATGCGGTAACAGCACCCTGCATTTTCGAGCCTTGCCATAACGGCCGGAACATCGGCCTTGTACTCGACCAATCCGTGGCAGGCTACGAGGCCGCCCTTACCGAAGCGTACACGCAGGTCGAATGCCCGTGCCCCGCCCTCTATCTGTTCCTCGACGGCCGTTCGCTGGCAGCGGGCGAAAGGTTGTAATAGCCGTCCCCACCATTTCATCGGTTTATAGCCTGTCAGGCTGTTGTGTGATCCGTACATAATTCTATGGATTAGAAGCCAATGTGTTAAAAACATCAGGAAGTATAACACACAGTAAAGCGACCAAAAGGACGAGTGCAAACCAGTAATAAATATCTTTCGATTTTATATATCTCAGAACCCGGTTTAAGATTTTCTTCATGACTATAAGTCTTTTAATTCATTTGACAAGAGTGTGATTCGTAACATATGGCATGCTGTTTTTATCCGATATTACGCCACGCACTAAATGTAAATCTTCCTCCTGAACCGGAAAGGGCGTATCGATATCGGAGTGCTCCAGTATAAGGGTCTATACACAATTGCCAACAGCATTGTTGTCCATCTGTTCTTTCTCCGGCAACGCTTATAACCGGGAAATTCTTGTTATCGATAGCCGCTTTGAATACTTGGAGAGAATCATGTTCCACATAATCATTTTCATCACCTGCCGTAGTACCTACACCGATTCTATCCGGGATATTTTCATAAATGTCGCTCGTCAGGGCCACCGTACCCGTTTTTGCGGGCAGGTAGTGCTGGTACTTCCCCGTCGTGTCGCACCGCAGGCGTATGTTGTAGTCCTCCTTCGACCCGTCCATGTGGAAGTCGAGATACCGGCCTATCTCCATGACCCCGTCATTCCCCACGACGGGAATCTTGTTTTTGGGGTCGAGTTCCCCCGCCGTAACGATCCCGTGCCCTTGTAGCGTCGAGGCGTCTATTCGGTTGAGCGCGTCGGTGAGTTCGGCAACAAGCTGTTTCAGGGTCATGCCCGTGGTCGGGTCCACCACCGCGTTCCATATCGTCGCCGGGTACACCGTCTTCCCGTTCTCTTTCAGTTTCTTTATCCTTGCCATGTTTCAAGTATTGAAGGCAGACGGAAACCCCGCCCGCCGAGTTTCTCAAATCGTTATCTCCTTATAATCCGTTACGTCCGTTACTGCCGCCGATTTCAGATACGTGGCCGCGATGTCCGCACCGTTCTTGTCCTGCGTCGCTTTCGTGGCTTGGTTCACCGTTATTATCCCGTCAGACCCTATGGAGACAAACGCTCCGCCACTTTTCACACCGCCGAGGGTTGAACCTGTCGCAACCGGAACACCGGTCAGGAAATCCGAAAGGGCATATCTCTTTTGAGACCGCAAAGAAAAATCATCATCGTTCGTAAAATACAAGGAATAGATTTCTGCGCCGAGACTGCTACTATCCAAAAATACAAGATAGTATGAGTCGTTGCTGACAATAGCCGAAGCCGGGAGCAACTTAAATCCATCACTCACGTAAATCGGGTCCTTATACGTACCTGCATCTTCCATAAAGGTCCTTACGTCGGCAAGATCTGTCGTAACAGTTATGTTACCGTCTTCACCATGGCCTATTTCTATGACCCTTTCCGGGTGTACGCCCTTGCTCCTCAGGTTTTCTTCCCCCACATTCGAGAGGTCTTTTTTCGCCAAGTCTCCGATAGCCACCCCCGAATCCTTAGCCGTTTTATTCGTCCCGGCCGAAGTCAGCACACGGTCCGCAGCCCCGGCATTCGCCGACATCGTTACCATGTTTGCCGTACCGCTCGACACCTTCGTGTCCGCATAACTTTTCGCCGATTGCAGGTTCTCGGCCAGCAACCCGGTAAGCGTCTCCGTGTCGGTAATGCCCGCAAGGAACGATTCGATCTCCTTCCAGCGGTTGATCGTTGCGTCCGAAGCGTCCGCATCTTCGAGGAAAGCGTTCACCTTCGCCACGAACCGCGACAAGTCATTGCCGTCCTCACTGCCGATAGCCGCCCGCAGGTCGCTGAAAGCAAGCTCCATGTTACCCCTGCTTCCCCCGGCCAGCAC